GATTTTTTTGACGGTACAAATCAAAAAGAGTTTTTAATTCACATAATGAGAAAGTATCCTGAGTTTAACTTTTATGGATTGCCTGATTACGTAGGTGCTTTAGATTGGATTGATATTGAGTACAGAATGTCAAAATACAATATCGATAAGTTTGATAATGGTTTTTTCCCTAGTGTATTAATACAGATGTTTGGTGAAGTTCCTGACGGAATGAATGCACAACAATATGTTGAAAAGATAAAAGATAAATTCACAGGAGAGGCTAACAATGATAAATTTTTAGTTGAGTTATTAGATAGCCCAGAACAGGCAGCAAGTATAAAAGAGTTTGAAAGAGAAAGAGATGGTGAGTTTATGGAACTATCTCAACTAACTACAAAAGCAATTATAACTGCTCATAGAATTACCCCAAGTTTAGCCGGTATCGAAACAGGTGGAAAGCTAGGAAGTAACCAACAAATGAAAGATGAATATGATAAATTTATGAATAGTGTTGTTATTCCTGATTTTCAAGAGCCACTTTTAAAAGTCTTAAATAGAATTATAAAGAGAGATACTAAATACAGTAATATTGAAATAGGTATTTTAAATGTTAGTCCGGTTGGTGATAGTGCTAAAGTTGATTTAAATGCAGTTGTAACTATTAACGAGGCTAGAAAGATGCTAGGCTTAGAAATGTTAGAAGATGCAAGAGGTGAGTTATTTGTTAATGAGAACGCAGTACAGAATATAGAAGATGATGATGTTGAGAATGAAATTAACAACACTTATCAAAATAGTATTTATTCTAAAACTTATGCAGACTATCCTGATAGCGCAGTTAACAACGCAAAGAGAGGCATAAAGTTAAATGATGAGGTTAACAACAAATGTGCTACAAATGTTGGAAAGCAAAGAGCACAGGATATATCTAACAGAAGAGGGTTAAGCTTTAGCACTATAAAAAGAACATTTAGTTATTTATCAAGAGCTGAAGAGTATTATGACCCATCAGATACTAAAGCTTGTGGAACTATATCATATTTATTATGGGGAGGTAAGTCTATGAAGAGCTGGGCTGAAAGTAAAATTAAAGAAATAGAAAGAGATGGCGTATAATACTGAAATGATGACCTCAACGGAGGTAAGTAGCCAAGCTATAAATGATAATTATTTTGATACTGCTTATTTTGATAAGTATATTTTAACTAGCCAAAGAAAGTATGTTAAAAGTGTTTTAGGCAAAAAGTATTATGATGAATTATTAACCCAAATTGCTGGGGTTAGTTTAACAGGTGATAACACTATTATCTTAAATCAGTTTATAAAGCCTATGTTAGCTCATTACATAGTTTATGAGGTCTATTCTAAAGTTCATACTCAGCTTACTAATCAGGGTGCAATGGAGAACAACACAGAGCAATCTAGTCAGGCTACTAATTTTGAATATTCACAAAGTAGAGATTTTTATATCAATAAGGCTGATTTTTGGAAAAAGGACATGATAGAATATATTAAAGAGGCTAAAGATGTTGATTCTACTAAATTTCCTTTATTCGATAGTTGTGATAACCCTCCTCAAGTAAATAAAAAAGGTATAATATTTTATTAAGATATGGCAATATTACATAAGAATATTAACGATGCTAATGACATTCATAATCCTAAATGGTTACCAAATGCTAATAATGGTGATTATGCTTTCAAGAATGAAAAAGGAGAGTTAGAGAGCATTGATGAGTTATTACTTCCGGGAGCTTTAAACTTTGTCGATGGTAGTGTAGCTCCTCCTACAACTACAACGGGTGACATTTACATTTTGTCTAGTGGTGCAAGTTTAAATGCTGGTTGGGGTTCTGTTGCCTTACAAGATTGGGTAAGATATGATGGTACTGTATGGAATAGCCTTACACCTCAAAAGAGTAGCTTATGCTATGATAAGACTGCTGATAGTTTAAAGTTCTTTAACGGTACTGCATGGGCTGCTATTAATAGCGGTGGTGGTGGTGGTGGTAATACTATTTATACTGCTGATGATTCTTTAATAGGAAATAGGGTAGTAAATTTAAACGGGAAAACTTTAGATTTTGAACAAACAACTGGTAAAATTGAATTTCCAAGTACATCGGGAGGTCAATTAGATTTTTATAATGGCTCTACTTTATCTCATAAAATAATGAGGGGTGCTAGTAGTCAATTATCGTTTTTTTACGGACAAGGTTTTCCTGGTTCGGCTGGTTTTGTGTTTGGCTCTGAAACAAAAATATCAAGTGAAGATATTAGTTTACAAGGTAACACATTAATTAAAGGGGCAAACACTTTATCAACTTCATCTGCTTTACAAATTTATGATGGCGATGGTACTCCAAATTTACTTTGGGATTTTAGGAATAATGGAGATATATTACAAGGAGTTGCATCTACTTGGAGCACTAATAACAATGCTTTAAAAATATTCAACCCTGTAAATTTAAATGCTACTCAATATGTTCCCGTTGTTGCTTTTGATAGAGAAATGAGCAATAGCAGTGCTATTCGTAACTTTATTGATGGGGGTAAGTTGAACGCATCAGATGGTAATTATTTCAGAATTTTTGGGGCGGGAAATGGTAATTCAGGCGGTATTTCTTTTTTTAATAGAAGAGATATGACTGATAGTGAAATTACATATTCAACTTCGGGTATTTACAGTAATAGAATTTTCGACCTAAGTTCTGAGGTAAGCGGCAATAAAATTATGCAACTATATTCAGGTACAAGCTCATCGGCTGGTAATGGTTTCTTAAAATTTTGGAAAAGAGATGGAAGTGTTGAAAATATAAAAATTGCGAGAAGTGGTCTAAATTTTATTAACCCAGATAGCTTAGCTGGTGTCGGCTCTATTGTTTTGATGGGTAATAGTCTAATAGGCACAGAAGATATTTCACTACAAGGTGACACTCTTTTAAATGCTAATGTTAATATGCCTAACTTACCAACTAGCGCAACAGGTTTATCTAGTGGTGATATTTATAACGATTCAGGAACTTTAAAAATAGTTTAATAATAAATAAGATGATTAAAAATAAAGAATATTACAAAATTACAGGAGAGGTTAATGCCGATTACGGAGTAACGGTAACAGACCCAATTATAAAAGTATTTGTAACGGCTCAAGGGGTAGAAGATACAGGACTTTTACAGGCTGAATACAATATCTATTATTCAGAAGATAACTATTTAAACGGTGATTATTTTTTCAAAGCTTCTAAAGATGGTGAAAGAATGATTAATTTTACTTATCCTATTGCTGATGTTCCAAATTGGGGGTATCAAACTTATAAGGATGACCAGAAGAAAATCATAGCTGATACTTTTGGTTTAGATGTGGCAAATGTTGAACTAGTAAACGAAGATTAAATGAACAAAGAACAAGCACTAAACATATTAGCTGAGTTAGCTTTTAAAGCTGATTTACCAAAGGGATTAACGGGTAATGATGCTAGTATGTATATTGAGCAAATTAACCAAGCCATAACAATATTAAAAGCAATTATAAAAGAAGAATAAATTAATATCATGAAATTTTTAACGGTCGAATTTTTATTACAATTTATAGCTTTGTTTATAGGTATTTTATCAGCTTTTATAAGATTTAATAATAAGACCGAAAAAAACACTTTATTAATTGTGCAGTTAGAAAAAGATGTTCAGGCAATTAAAGAGGTAGAAAAAGAAAACTACGCAAAGCTCGAGAATAAAATAGGTAGAGTTGAAAATGATATTAAATGTATTGCTGCCGATATTGGAGAGATAAAAGGAATACTAAGCAAAATGGATGATAACAAATGAAGTTAAGCAATAGTTTTAGTTTATCAGAAATGCTCAAAAGTAATACTGCAAATCGTAGAGGTATAGAAGAGCAGTATAAGCCATCAAAAGAGGTTATTGATAATTTAACTAAGTTATGTAAAAAGGTTTTACAACCGATTAGAGATAGTTTAGAAATGCCTGTTAGGGTTACTAGTGGTTATAGATGTAAAGAGCTTAATAAAGCCATTGGAGGGAGTAGTAAAAGCCAACACGTAAAAGGTGAGGCAGCAGATATTGAACTTTGGATAGGAGGACAGGAAAAGAACGCTATATTATTAGATGAAGTTATTAATTTATCATTTAGAAATGAGATAGAGTTTGACCAGTTAATTATAGAATATCCTGTTAATGATGTTCCTAAATGGATTCATATTTCTTACAGTGATAATAACAGAAATCAAATATTAATAGCAGAAAGAATAGGAGGTAAAACAGTTTATAAAAAAGCGAATAGATGAAAAAGTTTATAGGTATTGCAAAAGGATTATTTAAGAAAGGTGAAGCGGTTAAAACAATCGTTAACGGTATTGAAAAGATTGGAAAAGTAAAGGTTTCTAAAAAGAAAATAGCACTGGGTGTTATTATTGTTTTAGCTATCTTAGCACTTTGTGGCGTGATTAGTGAAGAAACTTTTATCGAGTTATTTAAAGATATTAATTAAGATTTTC